TTTTTTTGTTTTTTATGGTTAGTTAGTGCCGCCCAGTAAGTGATGTGTGATGCGACATGTCGCTCGGTACACACTACTGAGTAAAGATGGGTTAGTACCGCTCCAAAGAGGAGTGAGCGATATTGAAAGTATTGAAAGCCGAGAAAGGAAACATACCTTACCTATGCGCGAGGGCTCTGAGTACGCATGATGAAGTCGGTGACACGCTCCTTATCATGGATCTTGACGCACCTGCGGGTGGAACTGTTGTTGTAGCGCCTCGTCTTCCTCTCCTTACCATCACTGTCCTTCTTGGTGATGAACTCAATATCGACGCCCTTGCAGTCCTTGTGCTTGCACTCGAACTCATTCAGATTGTCCTTGATCTTATTCTGCACCTCAATGCGGGAGTGAGCGAACTTGCACTCGGCCCCGAACCTGCATTCACCATTATTCTTGATGGCGTTGGCCTCAACCTTGAACATGTTCTTGCAAAGCAGGAACTTCTTATCCACAGGCTCAAGAGGTCTGGCGCCGGGGGAGCTGTTGGGGGTGCGGATCGGTGACTTGTTAGGTGACTTGTTAGGTGACTTGTTGGGTACACGCTTATCGGTCTTGGGAACAGCTGGGGGCTTCTTGTGACCAGGGGGGTGCGTGAATGTGCACTTGCGGTTCTCACACTTGAGGTCGTTCTTGCACATGGGTTTGACGCTCTTAGCGCCCGTCTTCTGGTCAGTGCTCTTTCCTGATGGCTTTCTGAGGAGGTTGATGTCGTGAGAGAACTTGCAGCGTCCCTCAAACTTGCACTCCTCACCATTCCTGATGTGATTACAGAGCCTGGTAGAGTAGTCGACCTTGGGCTTGGGGACGTCATGCGAGTACCTGCACTTGGCGCCATAGGGGCAAGATTTGCCCTCATTGATGGCCTTGCAGATGATGTGCTCAAACTCGATGTAGGTCCTGTTGCCCACACGCACCTTGATGTTCATGGCAGGCATGTACTTGCCAGGGGAGGTGTTGGGCGTGCGCACCCTGAGCTCCTGCTTCTTGGGAGCGGGCTTGACGATTGCGCCCAGGACGGGGTAGTCGTCACTGTCGAGGTCAGACTCGACGACAGGCAGCTTCTCAAGCCAGTTCAGCTTGCCCTCCAGGACGGACAAGCCCTGGAGCTCCTTCTTGCTCTTCTCGCGAAGCAGCTTCAGACGAATCGCGTTAGAGATCTCCTCGTCTGCCTCTTCATCCTCCCAGATCTCGTCCTCAGAGTCTTCATCCTCATCGTAGTACCTCTTCCTGTCGAGGTTGACCTCGCATTCGTCGGAATCGTAGCCGACGTCGCTGAAGGCGTCTATGTCTTCATACAGAGGAACATCTTCCTCGTACATGTACTCCTCCTCCATTTCGTATCCGTTAGAGAAAATGTTCTCAACGGCATCAGTGGTAGCGATAGCTTTGTTGCAATACATATTTGTATTCAGTTAATTTTACTCCATATTTCTACGAAGTGAGATTTCAACTTTTCATAGGGACTTGGTAACTTTAACTCAAAAGATTTCTTTAAGTACCTTTAATTTCAAAGTCAATAGTTTGAGGATATGGCTCCAAAAAATAGCCCTTGTTGGAGTGATCTGTAACCCATGAGGTTAGAGATGACAAACGATCTACTCCTTGGATGGTGTGTGATTCAGGAGCTTGATCTCTGGCCTCTTGAGCCTGAATGCTGACTTAACGAGTGGCAACAGTTGCTTACGGTTGCCTCGGATGTTGAGTTCGTCGAACACCTCCTTCTTACTGATCTCGTCGCATTTCAATTTCACCACGTAGTCCAGAATTTTCGCGACGAGCTCTTTGTTTGTATTCGCCTCCAGGGTCTGGGTGTTCACGCTGCCATCCTCATCACATTGCGTGATGGTAGTGAAGTTACACTTGGTGGGTGGAGGCACCACTGGTCTGAGGTTGTATTTATTGAGGTTCTTGAAGAACCTATCCAGATGTTCATTGACGTATTCTACCTCCTCATTGTAATGATCACTACAGTACTTGACGACGTATTTGATGTCGTTGTAGTGCATATTATACATCTCTTTCCTGGCCGTGTCCCTGAAGCGGGAGAGCAGCGTCTTGAGACGTTCCTCGATCTGTTTGTAGTTGACGACTAGGAAGAGGTCTGAGAAGAACATCTGATCATTTTTAGGCCGTCCTGTGTTGTATGTACCCAGTCGGCTGTCAACCTTGTGACACGACTCGATGCCACCAACCTTGAACTTGTTTTCGGACGCATATCGATCTGTGGTCGCGATGTAAATGACCTGCGTGGCCTTAAGCTTGGTGTTGTCGACCAATAGATCGTTCATGAGCTTATTGTGACGCTCTACCTCTGCTGTGTAACGGCCCTGTTTCTTGAGTTCTTGTTGATGTTGTTCATCCTTTTTCTCGAGTTCTTGTTGATGTTGTTCATCCTTTTTGCGTTGTTCTTCCTTGAGTTGTTCCTTTTCGAGTTCACTGATGCGCAGTTGTTCCTTCAAGTGGCGCGCGAGGGCATCGACGTCTTCCTGGTTTGACTTCACTTCATACTTCCCCGTCCTCCTCAGGGATGGGAGGACCTCTCCTGTGATCCAGTCCTTGAATTGGACCGCTGCCGGTTTCTTAGACTTGATGGCGAGGTCGTAGAGGCCCGTTTCTGAGACGTAGCGGACTTTGGTCTCATTATTAAGTTCTGTATCGTTGTCCCCCCAGGATCGTCTCAGCTCATACAAACTCTTTTTATCCTCAGCCTTGACATGAGTTTTGAGCGCGTTTCTGTAGTTATCATATTCCATCACATCACACACATCCCTCCCACAGAACCAAGGCTCTTCCTCGGTCCCCACCATCTTGATCTCCTTGTCCTCAAATATGAGGACCTCCTTCAGAAACTGATTAATATCCATTCCGGTTGTCATTTCGTATTGTTTTACTTTTGGGGTTGTTCCAGAAACTTAAAATCAACTTATTGACACCGATCAATCGGGGGGATCATATTCTTGATCATATTTTTAGCTTTGGTCTCATTATGCAGATCCTGCGTCGTACTATCCGACAGTACGACGCAGGATCGTCTCAACCCATACAAACTTTTTAAGCTTTGGTCTCATTATGCAGATTCCTTTCCCATAGTCGTGGCAAGATTGAACATATTATTACAACGCAGTTGGCGTATGTATAGCTCTGAATAATCACTCATTTATAGGCACTTTCTTGTTTCTTAGAGTGAAATTAATATCTTGGATAGTAGTAAATTACCGACCATGTTTCTGATGACTAGATCATATGGCTCTGCCGAATTGGAGTACCTTGAGCGAGAACTTCATAAGCGTTACAGGCTAGGAGATGTGTTTGCCGTACATCTACCCTGCTCACACAGATACCGTGTAAAGAAAGGAGGCCGCAAGGAGCAGCAGATCATGGACTCGGACAGCAACGTGCTGGACGACCAGACGTGCTCCGTGTGCTTCAAGATGCGATGCCTTGATGACAAGCCCGCACTGTCTGAGATCGAATACGTGAAGGATAAGGACGGTGATGAGGAACCGAGTATAGAGCTATTGAAGGCAAAGCATGGCTTCTATCAATGGCTCTATGAGCGCTTGAACTGACGGACAAGCGACCTTTGGTCGCCGGTGTTGATCTGTTACCCTTCGGGTAATAGATGTAAATGACCTGACAGGTACCGAGCGAACGAAGGCGAGGCTTGTGACCATCACGTACGGATCTCATCTGCTATAGATTGACTGAAATCCCAGCTTCTGGCGTTCAACAAGTTCATCATTCTGATCCCATAAGAACACTGCTAGGCCAAAGTGGACGCAGCGCATCAGCAGCCTGTTCCATCTGCCTGGGATCTGGCGTAGGGTTCAGGTGATGATATTGCCGGTCACGCTTGGCAGAGTCCGCTTCAGATCGTATTCTATCCTCTTCACGTTCCTTCTCATGCTGTTGTCTATCCTCTTCACGGTCCTTCTCATGCTGTTGTCTAGACTTTTCACGTTCCTTCTCATGTTGTTGTCTAGACAATTCACGTTCCTTCTCACGTGTTTGTCTATCCTCTTCACGGTCCTTCTCATGCAATTGTCTATCCTCTTCACGGTCCTTCTCATGCAATTGTCTATCCTCTTCACGTTCCTTCTCATGTTGTATTCTAACCTTTTCAATTTCTATCCTCATAAACCTCATATGTTCTGCGAGTTCACATACCACTAGAACTGTAACAGTCAAGTCCATCGAACACGAGAGATCGCCAGGGCAAGCAAGACCATGGATGAACAACAATACACCTTCATGGCGATAAAGGAGCGTAAGATATATCAGGAAACAGATGTGGCTCTTATCAAGCGCAAGGTTGGTGGTTACCCCTTGATTATTTACTCCTTGATTATAACCACTTTCTGACATCTTTTTTATTATGCTTACTCTTACCTTTAAATGACTTTAAGAAGTCTGGTTAAAACCTACCTAGCATCCACTTTCAAACTCCATACTTTCTTTGCTATCAACTTACTGTTTGCTTGCCCTATATCATTTGTAACCTCTTCTATGATAAGTTCTTTAAACTTTTTAGTTTCCCCTTTTTCAACGTACACACTTGGTGAGTCAAACTTTGTCAAGGCACTTGCAATTGCGTCATCAATTGCGTCATCCAAGGCGTTTGCAATTGCGTCATCCATAGCAGCCTTATTTTTTAGATTTTTCTTCTTCTCCTCCTTATTCTTTGCTCCTTCATCTATGACTTCTTTGAAATAAATGAAAGTGTTAAGTATTCTGTCATCTATGTCCATAGTTCTGAGCTTGTCCAATGCAGACTGTATGTGACCATCCACCCTATCTTGCGCCTCATGTCCACCCTTCCACTTGACCAATCTAAAGCCTTCTTCCTTATTTCCCATTGTGATGACAATTCCTTCACCCTGCCCCTTTTTCATCCAGTCCTTATTCTCCTTTACAATAACATCTATGGTTTTTCCTTCCCCGGATTGGGGTGCCACAGTTAGCCCACAGCTCTTTGATAGAGCATACAGTTTTTGATTCATTAGAAACTGAATTTTCTTTCCACTGGCATCCTTTTTCATTATCCTGACTGTGTAGCCAGCATTGAGAAGTTTTTCCAGGACCTCTTCGCCACCCGAACTATCCTCAAGTACTGCTCCAAACACCTGCCATGTTCCTGTTAACCCCAACTTCTCATATTCGTAATAGTTATTACACATGAGTTCTCCGTAGACTACAAACTCTCCTAGACAAGTTCTATCTTGAATCTGGATCTCCTCCAATATCTTCTCCATGAGACATTGAACATCTGACTTTTTTACAGGATCTAGACTAGTCTTAATATAAGAGGTGGCTGTTGGATCGATGTAAATCCTTCTTCCAAGGAGTTTTCCACTTTTGGCACATTTCGCCACGTTTGTTCCATCAAATTTCACTGTAGCAAATACTTCTAACTCGGTAAAGTACTTGAGCAAGTCATCCCCGTGAAGTTTATTGAGTGCTTCAGAGAAGCACTTACCTCCGTTTTCAATTCTTGGCCACTGGGTATCGTGGTATACAAGAGGTGCTGACATTTTTATTAAATTTACCTTACCTTTAAATGACTAAGACGTTGACTAAGACGTCTGTGGTTAAAATTACACTTCTATTAACTTGTTCTATTACCTTGAGGGGTAATAGATCCTACGAGCGAGCGGTCCCACGCCGCTGGCAATGCCGCGCACTTAAAAGAAGACCATATCTTCAATGAGCGAGTCCCTATGTTCCTCAAGTTCCTCTCCATTCGTTCCCTCAATTGGTCCCAGGTTCGTGTTCATCAGGAATGTGTCATACGTCTGAGACAGCCACTTGCCCCTCTCCATGAACGGCGAGTCCTTTGAGATCTTGTATGGCTGGAACAGGTTCCTCACGAAATCGCGCTGTTCCTGACTCTCAGGTGAGCCCCTCGTCTTCCAGAACTCGTTCTTCCTGGGTTTGGTCGAGTGGACTGGTCGTGTGGCGTGGTACTCGGACGTCCTGATGAAGGACTCCCTCGGTGTGATCTTGTGTAGGTAGCAGAGGATGGCTGACACAAGTAGCCCCGCTCGCCCATGTCCTCCCTTGCAATGGATGTAGATCTTCTTTTCTTTTCTGATCTCACGTGTGAGATGGATAACTAAGGCACAAAATTCGCGTACTTCTTCAGGCACTTTGCGATCAGGTATGGGAAAATGAATGACTTTAATTTTGGTTCGGTATGATCGTATCTTTTTTTCATCATTCTTGGTTAGGTTGACCACGATGTCAACACCCCATTCTTCAAGTTGTTGGATCTGGTGTTGAGTCGGGTAAGCCCCGAAGAGACATTGATTTGGGACGAAATACGCCGAAGTCTCAGTGATAAAAGCCATGCTGATTGGTATATTCTTACCTTTACCCTTTATATTTTCAAGTTAATTTCAACTTCCCGACTTAGATATGTAAGTCATTTGTGTAGAGAACGGAGGTTCTCGATTCCAAGGACAACATGGGTGGCTCTTAAATGATTTGGAGGAAAGGAATGTATCAATAAATTAACCATGAAAGTTATAAAACGAGACGGTAGACGCGAGCGCATCGAGCTCGACAAGATCACCAACAGAATCAGCTCCCTTTGGTGCAGGGAGCCTCAACTCAATCAACTGGTCGACCCTGTGAAAGTGGCCATCAAGGTCGTTGAAGGTCTGTACGATGGTGTAACGACCATAGACCTTGACGTGCTGGCCGCAGAGACCGCCGCCACGATGGCCACCGTTCACCCCGATTACGCAAAGTTGGCAGCGCGTATAGCCGTGTCCAACCTCCACAAGGAGACCAAATCCCTCTTCTCGGACGTCATATTTGACCTCTACCACTACATCAATCCAAAGACCGATCGTCATTCTCCTCTGATTAGCGATGAGCTCTACAACCTAGCCATTACCAACAAAGATCTCATCAACGAGTGGCTCGATTACAACAAAGATTACGATTACGACTACTTTGGCTTCAAGACGCTTGAGAAGTCGTACCTGCTCAAACTGAATGGCCGTGTGGTGGAGCGACCCCAGCACATGTTGATGCGCGTGGCTCTGGGTATCCACGGGCCCGACCTGAGGTCCGCCAGGAGGACCTATGACCTCATGAGCGACAAGTACTTTACTCACGCCACACCGACCCTCTTCAATTCGGGGACGCCTAACCCTCAGATGTCGTCTTGTTTCCTACTAGACATGAATGAGGACAGCATCACTGGCATCTACAAGACCTTGACCGACTGTGCCAAGATCTCCCAATACGCGGGTGGTATCGGCCTCGCGGCTCACAAGATCAGGGCCACCGGATCTTACATAGCCGGCACGAACGGCACCTCGAGCGGTATCGTGCCCATGCTGAGAGTCTACAACAACACCGCTCGCTACGTTGACCAAGCCGGTCGTAGGAAAGGATCGTTCGCCATGTACCTTGAACCCTGGCACGCTGACATCTTCGAGTTCCTGGATCTCAAGAAGAACACTGGGTCTGAGGAACACAGAGCTAGGGATCTGTTCTATGCGCTCTGGATCCCTGACCTCTTCATGAAGCGTGTGAAGGAGAACGGCACGTGGACCCTCATGTGCCCCAATGAGTGCAAAGGTCTGTACGAAGTCTACGGTCACCAGTTCGAAGATATGTACCTCAAGTACGAACAGGATGACTCCAAAGTGAGGAAGGTGGTCAAGGCTCAAGACCTATGGCTCAAGATCATCCACTCTCAGATCGAGACCGGCACACCCTACATGCTATACAAGGATGCGTGCAACTCAAAGAGTAACCAGCAGAACCTGGGTACCATCAAATCATCGAACCTGTGTGCTGAGATATGCGAGTACACGGACAAAGATGAGATCGCCGTATGCAACCTAGCCTCAATCTGTCTTCCCAAGTTTGTACAGGGTGGTGTATTTGATCATGATAAGTTGTATACCATCGTGAAACAGGCAGTCTACAACCTCAATAAGGTAATTGACAAGAACTTCTATCCTCTTCCAGAGACGAGGCGGTCCAACATGCGTCACAGGCCGGTGGGGTTGGGCGTCCAGGGGCTCGCCGACGTGTTCGCACTCATGCGGTTACCGTTCGCGTCTGAGTCAGCGAAACGCCTCAACAGGGAGATCGCCGAGACGATGTACTTCGCGGCTCTGGCCGCATCTCATGATTTGGCTCTGAAAGAGGGCTCGTATGAGACGTTTGACAGCTCACCCCTATCCATGGGTATGTTCCAGTTTGATCTCTGGGATGGACAAACCCAATTGAGTGATAGATGGGGTTGGGATGACCTACGCGACAAGATCATGAGGGACGGCGTGCGCAATTCGCTCCTCATTGCGCTGATGCCTACCGCATCTACTGCGCAGATCATGGGCAACAACGACGCCTTTGAACCCTTCACATCTAACTTGTACACGAGGCGGGTCCTATCAGGTGAGTTCATAGTAGCCAACAAGTACCTTCTTAATGATCTCACTGAGTTAGGGCTCTGGAACGCCGACATGAAGGAACAGCTGATGCACGACAACGGCTCTGTCCAGAACCTCGACATCCCTGACTATCTGAAGGATATCTACAAGACTGTGTGGGAGATATCGATGAAGGACGTGATCGATATGGCTGCGGATAGAGGTCGTTTCGTAGATCAGTCTCAGTCCATGAACCTGTTCTTGGAGTCGCCGCAGATTTTACGCGTGTCAAAGATGCACATGTACGCATGGAGTAAGGGTCTGAAGACAGGTATGTACTACCTGAGGACCAAGAGCGCCACGAACGCAGTAAAGGTGACGGTGACTCCACAGCGGCAGAGCGAAGGACCGCCCGCCGGCGGAGACACCGAAGGTCGCTCGGTAAGGTCGCTAGCGCTGCTATGCGACGACATGTGCCTCACATGCAGCTCATAGATAACCTAGCGGCGGCCGCCCGGCGACCTTTGGTCTAGCGGAATTTTTTATGGTCGTTACCATAAAAATTTTATTACTCAACATCATCATCATACCCACTCATAGTCTTGTTGTTCTTTTTCATAGACCTCTAGCTGTAGTTGAGTCATGTTGGCTATCAACACACGCTCCCCGTCCTCGTTTGTAGCGTTTGTATCATTGAGCATGTGCATGAACTCGTCGGGGAAGGGGATGCAGTACCTGAAGTAATACGGTACAAGGCCTTCATTATCAATCTTGGCACGGCACAGATTTGAATAGTAATCGGCGCGTAGGAGATAGAACTGCCCATCGTCCTCAACATCCTCAAAGTATTTGTCGAGGACCATAGGCCAATTCATGCACACGTTGTAGGGTATGCTGTTGATGTCCTCAATGTAGTAGTGGTCACAGAACCATTCATAACGCCAGTTATATAACTTGGCAGCGAGGTACTTATCAAAGATATCTTTGATGTCTTCCAAGTTGTCGAGGAGTTGATCCGCGTGATCGTAGAACTCCCCCATGTATTTGCGCTCATTATTGAGCACATTGATTTTATCGCTCATCGTTTATTTTAACCATAGACTTTGGTTTAAAAAATTCAACTTATTTACCATGATCTATGTTTCAATTCGTAATAATCGTGTAGGAGGAGAATACTCTCCAAGACATGTATCCGGTGCCATAGGTCATCAATTACCAGATCAACTTCCTGTGTGTACATATTCCCATTGATTAGTTGCTGCGTTATATTGCATGATTTCTCCAGCTAGAGGAGGACCTGCTTCTATAGTTGCGCCTTGAATGCTACTAGCATCTCCACCAGCACCTGTAGGTCCTGTAACTCCTGTAGGTCCTGTAACTCCTGTAGGTCCTGTAGGTCCTGTAGGTCCTGTAGCTCCTGTACCAACAGTTGCATATTCCCATTGACCTGTCGTTGCATTATAAACTAACGACTGACCATTAGTTGGGGTTCCTGAAGCGAGAGGTCTCCCTGCTAATTGGAAGGCATTTCCGGATGATGAAGATGATGTTCGTTCATTTAGATTACTCATATTTCTATTTTAAATGACTAGGAAAAAAATTAGTATTTATTACATCATCTTATACCTTGTTGAGGTATTTGTCACACTGGCAGTTCGCAGCATACCTAGGATAATATATACGTGCCTGCCAATGGGTATTGGGGTACCGGCACATTGAGAAGTTGCGTGTGAGGCACGATAGGTTCTGATAACAAAGAGGATTTGGAGGTTTGTTCACCTTATCGGCACACGTGCGAGGTGACACATATCCAATCTTGTAGTAGTCGTTTTTCGGGGTCACAGTAGCTGACATTTTAAGTGACTTAGATATTCTTCCTATGTCATGGGGCTCCCGCTATAGCGCTATATCTTTATCTTAGGTCTGAAAAAATGGCACTAAGCTATTCAGGAATAGTTAATTACGGTAAGGTCACGCTCCCGTCAGTGGAGTCGTGGGGCACCAACATGAACATCTTGAAGGATCCCCCCAAGTCGGTCCATACACGAAAGATCGACAAGGTGGGCGAGACTTCGGCCATCACAACCTCCATCGATGAGAGCGGGGACAGGTTCTGTGAGGCCATCAATTATTACGCCAGAGGTCAGAACCCAATGGTATCCGTCTCATACGGTCAAGGACAACAAAAGAGTAGCAACATCAGCAGAGGCGAGGCCTTCCTTCCATACAGGGTCGCCAGGGACGGCGCCTTCAGACCCCCTGTCTGGCGCCAGGAAGACCTGCTACCGTTATCCAGGATGCCCAGGATTTGGACAGAGGTCAACACGCAGCCATACAAACCAGTCTTCACGAAGAGGATTAGGGACTGCGGCACGGCAGAGGGCATGCGCGAAGTCAAGAACCAAACCCTCCAGGTCGCGTGCGCTGCCAATAAGACAGTGGCCGCGTACCCGAACGTTAACCAACCCGACATGAAGCCAGGTATCGTGACGGATCCGCTCGCGCTGGGCCAGGTCGGGTCACAGAGGTCTTGTGTCGGGGCCAACGCGTCTGAGATTGTCCAGAGGATGGACCAGGGTCCTATCCTTCTGGCTCCGTCTCGGCCCATCGCGTCAGGGGCTACCAACCCAGCTGCAATCAAGGAGATGCCCATAGTTTTGAACAACGTCAAGCTTACCCAGAACCACCCTACCGCGAACGCGACGACCAACTTTGCCGCACCGTCCATGTCGGGCTACAATCCTCATAGTGACCCAATGTACGGCTCCGCCTCGGGGCTGATGGGGTCGTATACGCGTCTGCCTCACAGGTCGCAGAGAGGAGGATTTGATGGAAACCAGGGTATACCTAGCGTGAACATGAATCATCCAACTAAAAACTTGATAAAAGTAAGATGATGAAAAATTAAGGATAAAGGTAAGTACAAATAAATAACAATGGCTAAAACCGACTGTATATGTTGTAGTCTCCTTACATGGGACTATATGACACCAGTGACCTTACCGAGCGACCGTCCGCCACGCAAGCCGCTCGGTCGCTCGGTAGACCCGAAATGTGACTTCCGCAAGGCCGGTGGCATCCTCATCTACAACGGCAAGGTGCTGATCGTTCAGTCTAGAAGTAACAAATGGGGCTTCCCGAAAGGAGGCTTCGAAAAAGAAGAGAACGCTGTCGAGTGCGCTCAACGGGAAGTGAATGAGGAGACGTCATTCAATGTCAAGTTCAGAGATGATGATATGAAGGTCAAGTACAAGGATACCACATTCTTTGTCAAGCATCTCCAGAATGAGCCACCAGAGATTGATGACACATACCTCAAGACTCCCGGTAACGACTGCACAGGGATCGGGTGGATCAGGCTATCTTGCCTCAAACGACTCGTCCGGGAGGAGAAGATGCGTGGCCTAATTGAGAGATTGAAGACTAGCGCGCTGACCATCGACGATGATGAACCGCAACCAATGTATTTCAATCTAGGTGTTCGTAAGTTCGTGAAGGGGTATATGTCTCCACGTAAGAAGATACACGACTGATGAACGCGGCTATGTTGAATTACCGAGCGAGCTTCGGTCCCGCTAGTTCTGGCATGTGTGATACACTATCCATATCCTTCAAGGATATGGAATGAATAACTCATACGTACGAGTCGGGCAATAGCTCAAACAGGGCGTTGATCTGAAGATCATGATTGGGCTCTCCTGGCGGTATGTTATCGGCTAGCGTTGTTTGGAAGGTTTCGCCCATGTTATTGATGATCCTTATTTTGATGTTCGAGTCCAACCTGAATCTGACCGTCTGCGTCATGTTGTCTCCATCTATGGCCACAAACTCTTGTTCGTCTGGGTTGTTGACGCCCTTCACTGTAGCCCTGAACATGGCCCTGATCGCATGTGGGTTGTTTGAGAAGATGTTGAGCATGTTTGTGCTGGAGGGGTCTATGTTGCTGATCTCTACGTAGAAGTAGTTCTGGAACGCCGTCTTACCCCCATTGCCTATGGCCAGGATTCTGTTTGGCAGCACAAGCCTATTAAGACGTATGTTGAACACTGGGATCTCCTGACTCAGATTAAGGCGCCAGGTCAGCGGGTTTGCGTTCTCATACCCAAACTGCATGATCTCAAAGTTCAAACCTGCCGTACTTGCCGTGAATGACGGGAATACGGTAGCTGTCTGTGTGGCACCGTCGTATGCGACGATCCTTCTAACCTCCCCTTCAGGAGCTGTCACCGTGTTGTTATAGAGCGTCTGTGGGATCCTGAGGAACCAGCTCTGGTAGATATTGTCCACATTCACTGCTGATGTACCCGTGAGGACGACCTGAGTAGTAGTTGACCCACCTCCTGATGTGAAGATATAGTTGGGTGTGGTGTTCCTGATGTTGTAGTTGTGGAAGCGCTGCCACGTAAACGCAGGATCACCGCCCACACTCAGGATGCCGGTCTGGCTGTCGTAGGCGCTCACAGGGCGCCACTCGCGCAGCGTCTCGTTGTAGATGATCTTGTTGAGGTAGTCCTGTCTGTTGTCAGAGCCCGCGGGCACGAATAGGTACAGGGCCGTGGGGTCCGTGTCATCGCTGGGATCCACAATGAAGAAGAAATCGCCAAAAGTAAACTTGAAGGTATCGTCACTCAGCGTCACCTGAGCCCGCCCGTTGCCCAAGTAGATGTATTCGAGGATGCGGGCGAATTGGTCTGGCTGTGATGAGTTCCTGAAGATGGAATGCTTGTAGTAGTTGTATCGCGTCTGGAGCGTAGATGGAGCAACCTGTCTGAACTCGATCACGTTCTTCGAGTTCGCGTTGCCAAGACCTGTACTGAGGATCTGACCCTCTACACTCTCATTACCTAATGTGTTTACGTCAAAGTACCCACCGGTCCACTCGTTCACGGGACAGGCTATGCAGATGGGGTCCTGGGCCTGCTCTCCCTGGGCGCGTCCAGATTGAGAGAGGGCGACTTCAAATTCCCCGGGGTTAGGCCACCGAGTCCTGTTTCTGAATGTAGAATCTATCTCAAGATAACTAGCCATTTTTAGTCATGTATGAGAACTTTGGCGGTCCGAGCGCAGAGTCGCTATGAATTGTCTTTACAATGTAAAATGATGAAGGAACATACCATTGGCACCAAAGGCAACGACCTCGTTGCCGCTCTGCTGCGCAACAGGTTAGCGACAAAATTGCCCAAAGACGAGCTAGCCATCCTCATTGAAGAGGTCAATGCTGTTTATACGTCAGATGACAATGCACAGAAACAGGCGGCTGAAGGTCACATGGACAGAGTGAAGAGCAGCATCGACTATATCGAGCATAAATGTAAAAAGATTGAGAGGTCTCTGCGGGCGAGCGATCGTCACGTGAAGCCGCGGAATTGTAGGGAGCTATTCAGAGACAGATCACCTCTGGGACCGCTGGCGACCGAGCGACCGGAGGCCGCTCGCAGGCGGGCTTGGCCTCCATCGCCCCGCCTTCGTTCCGAGCGACCTTCGGTACCGAACGACCTTACCGAGCTTCGCTCGGCCGGCGGCGGAGCCGCTCGGTCGCAGGGCGGGGCGGAGCTCGGCTCAACCGAGGGTATGTCCGATGATGAGATTGACAACACAGAACACCCGATTACCCAGCGCAACGACCTTTGGGGACGAAGGCAAGCCGCTCGCCCGCCGCTAGCCAAGCTATCCTTTGGGAACTTAGATGGTCTCATGTATGGTGGTCTCAATCCAATCAGTAGTACACTAACGAGCTCGGTAAGGTCGCCGGGTGGCGTCAATATGACCGGAGACCGCTCCCCATGTCTAGATAGCTACTTCAGTTAGCGATCTCGGCCGACTAATGAGTTGAAATATTCTTCTCAAAAGTAATTATGATAGTAAACTATGAGAAAGTTGACTACTCAATTTGTGGTTGATCACATCGATGAACAATTTATGATAGGAATCAACGCCCTCTATTGGGCGGGCACACTCAGGTCTTCTATGACCAACGTGCTTGAGGAAGATGAGTACCCCACATTCTCAGAAGAGTTCTACAGACGCTACGGGTCCTTCTCGCCCGTTAACCCCGACATCGCCATACGCAATATACAGGAAGATAAGTGCAGCATAGAATACTTGGACATAAGCATCCAGTGGGAGGACTTTGTGATCGATGTTATCGGATTTTTCCACCACAGTAAATGCCCCCATGATGTAAAGAGTGACATTAAGGAGAAGTTCTTGGATCACTACGAGTACACAACCTTTGGCAGCGACGACCAACAAGAGGCTGTAGCGAAGAAGATTCTTGACGAATATGGTGACACACGTATGCTCACCTTCTTCGAATTCAGGGACTATCTTTGGGGATGGGATACCGGAGACGTGGAATCTATGAGCAACGACACGGAGTCTGACACGGACGAAGAACCAATGAGCATAACGACCGCGGCACCACGATCACTCGCCCATAGCCGATACGACTCCCCATACTGAATGTAAGCGCAACAAAAGTCTAACACATAGAAAAGACGACCAATGATTAACTTCTTACCAATACTTGAACCCATGGACTCTAAGGGGTGGGTGAGTGGCCGAGTGCTCGGTACTTCAATTACCAAAGCGGGACGGTCGCTGTTGACCGTCATATTGGGATCCTGCTACTCAGGGAGATTTGTACATGAAGATGCGTACCAAGACGACGAATACGACTACTACTTCTACAAAGATGACGATCTCGACTCCATACTGTCTGAGGACTTTATGTTCTAGCGGCGCAAGCCGCCCGGCGACCGGAGGTCGCTAGCGACAGGCATTCACTTTATAACCTCTAGAGGTTATAAACACAGGAGACATAGATATACTTAAAAGTCGTCGTCAAAAATNAACTCACCTTGTTTACGTTCATTCTTCATGACACCTGCCTTCTTGTACTCACTAACCCTCTTCTCAAAGAAGTTGGTCTTACCCTCAAGACTAATCATATCCATGAAGTCAAAGGGGTTCCTAGCATTAAACTTCTTCTCACAACCCAATTGGATCAGGAGTCTATCTGTCACATACTCTAGGTAGCGGGTCATGAGCGAGGCGTTCATTCCGATCAGACGCGCGGGCAGTGACTCTGTGATGAACTCGCGCTCCACATCCAACGCACTCAGCAAGATCTCCTCAATCCTGACCTTACTCAGTTTGAATTTGATATGGTTGTTGTAGAGGTTGACGGCAAAGTCGCAATGAAGCCCCTCATCCCTGGAGATGAGCTCATTTGAGAACGTGAGTCCTGGCATCAACCCCTTCTTCTTGAGCCAGAAGATAGAACAGAAGGACCCAGAAAAGAAGATACCCTCCACGGCCACGAAAGCGATCAGGCGCTCAGCAAACGTGGCCTTATCCCTATCTGTCCACCTCAGAGCCCAGTCGGCCTTCTTCTGGATGGCGGGGAACGTCTCGATGGCCTTGAAGAGCGATTGCTGCTCATCGTGATCGGTTACGTACGTCTCGATGAGGAGCTTGTAGGTCTCGCTGTGGATCGTCTCCATCGCGATCTGGAAGGCATAGTAGGCCCTGGCCTCTGGGTATTGGACCTCGCTGTAGAAATTTTGTACCAAGTTCTCGTTCACGATACCGTCACTGGCAGCGAAGAACGCGAGGACATGCTTGATGAAGTAACGCTCGTCGTCGTTGAGCGAGGACCAATGAGCTAGATCTTGTTGGAGATCGATCTCCTGAGGGGTCCAAAACGAGGCCTTGTGCTTCTGATAAAAATCATCAATGTCTTTATGGTCGACGGTGAGCACAAATCGATTGTTATTCTCTACTAGAATGGATTCCATTTGACCTTTTATATCACCAGTGTTCTTCATAACACACTACGTCCTATAGATACATGACTCTAAAAGTAAATGGAACAACCAGGAGCTACAGGTCCTACAGGTGCTGGTGGAGATGCCAGTAGCATTAAAGGCGCAACTTTATAACCTCTTTCTCAATTCTGGTATTAAGAGACATTTATATTTACTAATTATCTCTTAAATTTTCCAGTTGTTTGGTTATAAATTCTGAAATATTTTTTTCAGTATATGGTACAGTGATTAACCTCACCCCGTTTTGCTTACAAAGTCTTTGTTTCATTTCATCCCTGTACTTCAGGTTATAAAAAGCATCTTTTGTTTTATGAAAATAAGGTATATATTTGTAATGCTGTTCGCCATTGTACTCCACGGCTAATTTTAACTCATCGTTATAACAGTCAAGTTCCAGATTATGACCACTGACCTCATTTAGCATAAAATTAGGTCTAGTTTTTGGGAATGGTTTACCTAAGAGCTTTTCAATAACACGCCTACATTCAGTTTCCCCCTTGCTTTCAAATGATACTTTTTTAGGCTTAGCTACTTTTTTACCTAATAAATCCCAAATCATGGATGTGTGATCCATATATGTCCCTTCCGTACCAGAAAACCAATTCCATGTAAGTAGAATTAGTAATAGTATCACTGCAATCCAGAATAATAGCAAAAACATTTTATTCTCAATCATTGCGTTGGTTTTTCCGAACCACATTTTTCATAAAAAAATAAGTTTTTATTATTTAACTCTGTGTCATAGCCTGATTCTATAGCTTTCTGGCATGCGTTTTTACCTATTTCATACTCATCCACATAATAAGCCACAATCCCTAACTCCTGCCATCTATCATGGTTATAACATTTCTGATTGACCCATAACACGCAATTAGAAGGATAGGGCAGATCGCATGCCATTTTAGCGAATAAGAACGCTAACTTAAACTTGTCCTTCTGCCTATAAATTTTTACAATTTCAATCAAAGGTTCAGCCCTCTCAATGATCTGATACGCTTTGATGTACCACTTAACCCGCTCGTCCTCGTCTCGTTCAAGATCACCACACTTCATCATGGAATTGAACCTTTCCTCAAAGAACCCATCCTTATTGTTGGCTCGTTGTTTGTAAAAGAACATGGCATCCTTCTTCATATTGAGACAGTCGTATGTTTGGGCTAGATAGTATTGAGTGCGCCCGTTATTAGGATTCCTCGCAATGTCCTTCTTAAGCAGCACCAGATCTTTTTTCCAACGCGCTTGCGATTTACCGTCATTATCTTTTACTCTGTCTTGATAGAGGGTAATATCGCCATTCATTTTACCTATCATGGCTTTGGGTGGTACATCTATATACTCGTGAACACATCCCTTGTACTTGAGACCGACGTTAGGTTTAATCAACCTAAGATTGTAGTAGTCGAGATAGTTTCCAGGACCAATGTACCACTGTTGATGGATTAAAAACCCCTGTTCTGATTTACTATTCAAAACTTCTTTCAGGTTGTTGTCAGATCTGTACTCATCATTGCTGTCTAAAAGCAACAAGTAGTCGTAATGGTGCTTGTCCGCAAACTCAAGAAGCTTATTTCGTGAGGTGGCAAAATCCTCAAACTTGCCTTGAAGCAGATGAAAATGAAGGTTATACTTCTTAGCGAACATTTTCATGATATCGATGGTCTTGTCTTCAGACCCCGTGTCAAAGACAATGATGCCATCAACGACATCCTTCACGCTCGATAATGTAGCTTCAATCCTCTGTTCCTCATTTTTAACCATAAGTGTAACAGCTAGTTGTAAATGACTCATTTTCCATCCATATGATGTCTATAGGCCTTTATGTATCATTTTTTACGACACCACGAACAGACTTTTTTGCGGCCGTTAGTTCTATCTGTTCTTATTCTTGAAGATGATGATCCCTATAATGCCGAGTCCGATGAGCCAGATGATCCAAGTGGACCCAAAGAAGTCTGCGACCGAGGAGAACGACCCCGAGGAGGTCTCTTCGTCTTCGTCTTCGTCAGGGACATCGTCCGCATCTTCGTCATCGGGCTCGTCCGTGTCGTCCGGCACAACAACTGGAGGAGGCGGTCCTGGGGCCATCGAGAAAGTATTCATGTAGTCCTGCGCGGCAATCCAGAACTTGCGTTTGATGCAAATCAATACTGTGTCGTTGGGTACCTCAATCTGTCTATTGGAGCACGCTTTAGAGCAGACCTCATTACTCGCACATAAGCTTGGCTTAATCCTCCGTGTGCACCTGTTGCCGTTCCACTTCAAACACGTGTAGCATGGTTGTTTCTTATCTGTTCCACACCTATTGTCAGGATTACATTGCTGTCCTTTTATGGGGGTACATGTGAGTGACGGGATAAGACATTTGTAACCGTCAGTTTTCACAGCCCAACACCCTCCAAGTGAGGATTTGTGATTGTTGATGGCTTTGAATAGAGTGGTAAGGTCGTATGTTTTGGCCTCGCACCCAATTCGCACCCAATCACCGTACGGTTTATCGTTTGGGTTCACCACGTATGAGCCTCGCAGTTTTTGCAGGAAGCTATCGAAGCTGGCCTTGAGATTGGGGTCCTTGTTCAGAACTGCCTCCAATTCCTGTTCGTTTCTGGGACTCTTCCCGTAGCGGCCGGCGATGACCTTTGCGATCTTGATCCTGTGCTTCATTCTCATGATTTGGTGGAAGCCGACGACGTTCACGTATTGGGTCTTGATCTCATTCTCCTTTGTTTGGGCTGTTGATGTCGTCGTAAGACCGAGGCGTTTGAGGAAATTGAGGAGATTGGCATTGTACCTCAGATCCTCTACTCCTCGGACAATGTCTAGGGCCTGGCCGTTGGAGACAAGGCGGTAGTTGCCCAATATCCCCTCAAGTGCTAAGTTGTTGATCTCTATGGTTGGGATGTCGATACCTTGAAGCATCTGTTTAAATCCATTCAATTCTGTGGATGGATTCAAGGTTATGAGGTTTTTATTAGCAAGGTCAATCCTATTCGCCAGTTCGGCTACTGGAGTGTAGATTGCTAGATATTGGTCCATCTATTTTAGTAAGTATAGAAGATTTAGAATAAGTAAGGATGTCATGCTTATAATGACTCATATTAGTAAGCCATTACTGTTTAGCGCAGGCTACTGTATGTATGTTTTCAATAGTATGTTTTTATGGTTCTAATGACTCAAAAAAAA